GCTATGAAATATACATTGCACCGTATGGCACAAAGCTGTCAAGTATTGCAAACGTGAATCCAAAAACGACAGCACTGATTGGTTTCAGTGCCGGTGGAATGGATGTTTTAAAAAACTACAGTCACGAATATGCATTGTGTGTGCTGCTTGACCCATCTACCCGAAGCAAATACGCATTGCTTGAATACGGACCAAACACGTTGATGTTTTACAATGCTGCAAACTGGGGAAGTATGAATAAGAACCTTACAGCTGTAGCGAATCGCATAAACGAAACAGGCGGCAATGCCGTAAGTTTAGACTTGCAGCATGCAGATATACCAAAATACTTTTTTGATCACTTTAAAAGCGACACAGAATGAGACACAAATGGATGAATGCACACGATTTGGAGCATGAAAATAATGAAGCCAAATCAACATGTATAAAGTGTGGACTTATGAGATTACGATTGAGCTATTTAAGAGGAGAAGAAAATGTTATATACTATCATCCAACATTGCCAAAGCTAACTACTTACAAAGCACCTAAATGTAAAGGAGATAGAATATGAGCAAAAAAGTTTATGATTACCTATTTAAAAAATCCAAAAACAAAAAAGGTTATATCTATTTATGCGAATGCAAAACAGGTTTTTTCTGGAGAAAAGCAAATGAAGATATATACCATCCTGAAATTGAATGGAAATATGGCAAGACTATTAACTTGCACAATCGCATGAAGCTTTATGGTGAAAATTATAATCTGTTGCATAAATGGGAAGTAGATCATTTGTCATTGCGTGAAGAATTAATTAGAACAGATTGGAGCATAACTGAAGATAGAGAATCATTTGATAAAGATAGCCGGGATGAACACGTAAGTTTTGATTGTTTTGATATTGTCGAATACTACGCAACCGCACAACTATCAATGAAATATGAATGCAATTATTTCGATGGAGAATTAATGGAAACTATTGTAGTAAAAGGAACTAAACAAAAACCACATTTTTTTACTACATCGGAACATGATGGAAGTTTATTGTTAAAAACGATTAGAATGTAATTTTATGAAAGCAAAAGACAAAGCATGGCAACTGTACTCGAACTATTTTGATATAGTAGAAGGTGAATCGCAGGAAGGTCAGTTAGCGCAGGTGCATTTTAAAGCTATCAACTGCGCATTGTATTGCGTAGATGAAGCAATCACGAACGCACCCAGCGACATCATGCAGGACTTCGAAGGAACAGGTGAATTCTATTCCGTCAAAGCTTACTATCACCACGTCAAAAACGAAATACTGAAACTCAATGCCCAAAAGAAACCTAATGCCGCTTGATGAATTAAAGGAAGAAAGGTTGGTGTTGCTGAATATGTTTATCAATGCCAAGACACGCTACGTCAAAGACAATCTATTTAAAAAAATCAAAGCGGTCAATAAAGACCTATTTACCATAACCAAAGACACAAAGTATTTATGACACAAGAGAAAAAAGAAACAGCCATTCGCAGACTGCATCTGGCATTAAAGCGCAAATTCAAAGGTCAAGCCATACGCATGACGTGGGCTGAAATGGAAGGACTATTGAACGCAGTGCAAACGATTGAAATGAATCACATTTACAATGCCTATAATGATGGCTACTTAGATGGTGAAAGTGGATTACCAAATAAAACACAAATTGAAGCAGATGAAAGCAACACTAACATTTGAATTGAACAAAGACCAGCACGCATTTGATTGCGCTGTGAATGGTGTGAAGTATTATGACATGATTGCTGATCTATTACAGCAAATACGAAACATTGAACAGAATGAAGAACTAACAGCTGAGCAATATAAGATGCTTGGTCGTATTCGCGACTGGATGCATAGTGAATTACATTCGGAAGGTTTAGCAGGTAGATTTTAACTATTGCTGCACCTTGCGATATCCATGCTTCCAAAGAAAGCGACCGAGTGCTTCGCCTTCAGCATCCACCTTTTCTTCGCTCCACTCCGGTTGAATGTGATGAAGGTATTCATGAATGAGAACAATCATGTAGCGCATTGGCGGTAACGTTGGATCTATTTCAATAACGTTGTCGCAATACAATCCATCCGCACGTTCCCTTCCCAACTTTCGATGGATAACTTTTGGATGTTGCTTGCGTTTCATGTTTATATTTGCCGCGTTTGTGTACTATTGTTAATGTTTTTGTTATTTGATTGAACAATGCCCTGCAACGGTGGGGCATTTTTCTTTTATCGAATCTTGCCGTTTACTATTCGGTAATTGCTCACTTCGAAGTCGCCAGTATCTAACACGCGCACATGTGCAAAGCCATGATGGTGTTTATTGATGGGCATGTAATCGGGATGTAATTCACATAGACATGCAACAGACCAGCACGTTGTTATCTTGCCATTGATATTTGGCTCGGTGTGTTCGCTTGCTTGGTGGTGGTGTCCACACAATGCGCTGTCTTTTGCACGTAGGAACAGACCACGTGCGATGTTTACCGGGCTGAATACTGATGCGCCAAGCTCATGACCATGTAAAATTGTAAGCTTGCCTGCGTGAATGATTTGCTTATCCGGAATGAAAGTGATATTTAACTCATCTAACTTCATCAGTGATTCAAAATTAAACTCATCCATGCCCAAAAGGTCAGGAGCATTGCGCATGATGTAGTGATCATAGCGCACATCATGGTTGCCACACTTGTAATATATCGCGGCATTCGGGAATAGCTTGCGTAATGTTTGCAAGAATTGTCTTGTCATTAAGACTTCATGCCCAAAGTTCCGTTTGCGTGGGTCTTTCTCAAATCGGCTAATAGCATAGAAGTCTATAATATCCCCATTGAGTAGAATTGTATTCACTTCATTTTCCAAACCATACTTCAGTGCCAGCGTTAAAGCTTGAATGTTGTGATACGGCACATGAATATCCGACAGCAACAGAATGTTGTTGTGGTTTGTCGGTAGCTTGAAAGGTTTGTAGTTCGCTTCCTGTGATGGTGGCAGGTCAAGTGGATTCGCTTCCTGTGGAATCAACTCATTGACCATGTTGGTGAAGTCACCGATATGATTATCCAACTTCTGTAGCTGTGGAGTTGGTTTGACTGTTTGTATAGTAAGCTTATCTACATACCTTCGATAGCTTTTTTCTAATGAATTGACAGTGATGTCAAGTGCATACTTCTTTAATAGTTCGCGAACACGTGGTATAAGAGGTCCAGTCCCATCGTGCAATTCCCGATGTAGCTTTTCGCGGTCTATTGTATGCATAGTATTACTTATTAGCTTTCAAGTAGCCATTCAGTTCAGCAAGGTGCGAACTAATCATGGCAATCTGCGTTTGGATTGCATCAATCTTCCCTTCCAACTTGTCATTCTTACTATTCAATTCGGCTTTCTGTTCCTTCAGCGCGTTGTTGATCATTTCAATTTCTCTTTTATGGTAGGTGTCTATTCCGCGCACTTGCCCGGCTAACTTATCCACGCTGCGCTTTAGTGCAAAATATAACGATGCAAGTGATATAGCTGCACCGAGAATTGTAATAACATCACGTAATTCAAAAGCCATGTTCATAGGATTGCAAAATATATAGTAGAAAAAGCCAGTCCTGTGATACCGAGTGTGAGTGCTGTGTTAGTAATTATTAACCGCCTGTTCTTCTTTTTTAATTCACCTATTTCATTGTCTTTTTCAACCGCAATAGCCTTTTCAATGCTCTGCTTATTCTTATAGATTTCGGCTAATGTTTCATAACTCGTTGCTTGAATGCCTGTTATCTTCGCGTAATAGGTAACCTTCAACCGTTCCATTTGATACAGCGAATCAATTTGCATTGCCGTATCATACCAATACAACATGCTATTGAAATTGAGATTGAAAAGCTGCCTGTCGTAGGTTGTAAGTTCTGGTGTAAAACCCTGCCTTGAGTAAGCTGTCCGATTTTTTGAGGGTTGAGCGAAACTTGACATCGTTATCAGTAGCAGAAGCAGAGAGAATGTTATAGGTTTCATTGCGATAGATTTCATTGGTGATTTGTTGCTTTGTGATGATGGTGTCTTGCTCAATCTTCAAGCTGTCAATTTTTAAAAATAGACTATCCGTTTTCGCGTTATTGGTTTCAATGATTTGGTATAGCGAATCATTGATATCCTGTAACCTTTTTATAGCTGGATTTGTTACGGGCTTATTGCATGAACGCACGCTGAATACTATGACCAGCGCGGAAATCATAACACCCAATCCGATTAAGAGCTTTGTCCTTTTCCCCATCGCGTTATGTGTATGTTTTTAGTTAGTGGTCGAATCTTGTAGTATACCCCATCGCGCGAACGTGAATCGCGCATGCCTTGATCATTGGTATTACCTTCAATGGTGCGCACTGAATACTTGCCTACCCTGTCCACGATACCAGTGTGACCAATGCCTTTGTAACGTTGTTTGCGAAAGCTTGAATAACTCAAAGTCATTATAAGCACATCGCGGTCACTGAATGCTTGCACAAACTTTCCATCGGTATAGATCACATCGCGCTTGTTGTATGCAGTCGGTGACCAACCTGTAATAGTGTTAGGTATGCCGCATTCATTCAGCATAGCCATGACAAAGAAACTGCACCATGCATAACCGGGTAACCAACCTTCCTGCTTCATCAATACCTGCAAGGCGGCATCATTGAAACCTTTATTGTTACCGCCTCGTTCTTTTACACCGACGAATGATGCAGCTGTAGTTCTTACGCAGTAGCCATCATCAGCATGCGTAAAATAAACAGGAATGCAGCAAAGTAGAACGCATATAAGAGCAGGTATAAGACAACCTTTTGCCATGTGGTTAGATAGGTATTTAGTTCATGCTTAATTTCCTTACTGTATACTTCGCGTTGTAATGCCCGAAAATTGAAACGAATTCCCAAAAAGGTAACGAAGTTAGCAAACACCATGATGAGTGAAGCCAACACGATGTATTGCACGTATTCGGTAGATATAAGCGCATCGCCAAAGTATTCTGCACTTAATGCACCTGCAATGAGGAACACTGCAAAGGCAATCGGTATTGACCACAAGCCATCGAACAACTGAAGATTGTACCGGATGAACTTGTAAGTAATACTTGACGGTTCACTTTTTGGTTTTGTCTGCTTCTTTGTTGACATTGCTTCTTAATTTAAGTGACAATTCACGCTCATACTTGCGCAAACGTTCAGTGTAATCTTGTTTTAGTGTCTTCTTTTCACTCATGGTATACGGTTAATGATATTGCGTGAGTAGGTAGGGCGGTAACTGGTCGATGTATTGCCCGATGAAAACTGATAATTCAGCGTATTGGTCACATCAGTTCGTGGTGAACGGTCAGGCCACTGCGCTGTGCTGTATTCAGGAAACAAACTTGAGTTAGCACACAAGTAATCCACTAACAAAGTGGTGTAATGCTCCGCGTTTTGACGTGCGCGGTCTATCATATCCTTCATGACTAAGTCCGAAACAGGAACAGTGTCTTCGCTTTGACGTTGTACCAGCGTGCCATTGTCCATGCGATAGCACAAATTCG